ATCTTTCTGACCTAAACGCCAGAGATACTTAAACGCTTGATAGCGATTATAATCAGTATACGGATCATTCTGATGCTCTTCACATAGCTGCTTAATAACTTTAATGCACTCTACATGACCCTCTTTCTGACTATAATGATTAGGTCTCGGATCATCAGACTCTTCTACCTCACCTTTAAACAGCTTCTTCAATTATTCTCTCCTTTAGAAACACAGTCCATAAATCTATAGACATATTGCGTAATGAATTACTAAGACTACTTACAGTATCATCTTCAAGTATCTTCAGAGTATTATATGATATAATCTCTCCAGAGTCAACTTCTTCTGTCACTTTATGAATAATAGTTCCAGTAGTAGGTAGTTTAAGATCCAAAGCTTTTTGCTGAGGGTCTTTACCTTTCAGTTCAGGATAGGTAACAATATCACCAGGATGACCATTATACACTTCACAGTTAATCTCAGGAAGAATACGAAGGTAGCCATGAAGCGTTACAATAGGAGTAGTACCTCTTAGCGACTGGAACATAGAGATATTACTCTCTATTTCTTTCTTCATATCCTTATGTTTAATAATATTAGTAGCAGAATGCTTACGCAAACTACTATGCCAAGAATTCTTATCCTTGTTATCCGTAAATATATAATCAGGCCACTTCCCTAAACGAGAAGCGACCTCTACGATTTCAGTACCAGACTGACTAAAAAGAGCAAACCACATATCTTATCCATTACAAAAAGTTCGAAACATTTTTATATTATATTCGATATCTTGCCATTTATCAACTACATTCTCATCTATAAGAGTAAATAGTTTAACTGACTCTTTATTAGATAATCCATAATCATTATAGTGAATACCTTTCATACCATGAATAACAGGATTAGAAGTATCCATAGAATCAATCCATTTATGATCTTTATACTCTTTAAACTCTTGAGGTAACCCACAGCCTAGTAGATGATGCGGCTTAGAAGTGTCTATAACTCCATCACGTAGCATATCTGCTATTGCTTTCTGACGACCTCGCATCATACGATAGTATTTATTCCCTAGAGGAGGCTGTATAGTCTGAAAGAACGGATGATTAAACGATAAAGCAATCTTATCTACGAGGGGGTTGTTAGCATGATGAGTATAACAAGTAACAAGCTCATCATAAGTACTCCCTTGAGCGACAGCAATAATCTGACCAGGAAGCCCAGCATATGTAGAAATAAAACGATCAAAGCTATCAATAGTAGCGCTTGCATTATCGAGTACATCTGGAACGATATACCAATCTGGCTTGAGCTTAATAATCCAATCAGCGTATACATCTCCGTCAAAAGCTGTTCCCAGCTCGAAGATAGAGTTATCGAGGAGGACTTCTCTTCCATCTTTTTTTGCCTTTACAAATGTATTATAATACTCTTCGTTCTCCTCAAATAGATGAACGAGTGCGTAATCATAATCGGTTAACTTCTGCACCCTATCAAAGATACTAAGCGGTGCTTCATGTGCTATTTTCATTGCAACTCCGTAATAAAAGTTTCATTTTTATGTACCCAGATAACCTCGTCGTTATTCTTAGTAAGCTTAGATCTACGTCTATTCTGCTCAACATAGGATATCATATCAGATACATTATAGCTGTAAATCTTTTTCTGTTCAAGGTCTACACCATATATTTGTTCTGCTTTAGTTGTAAATAACCAACCTGGACCTACTTTCTTATTATTGTTAAGATACAACTCAACACAAAGCCGGTCTTTGAATATATTAGTTTTAACATCAACTAAAGTACCTTCAATAATACAATCCACTTTATCAATGACTTGGCTCTTATAGTCATTTAAATCTTCCCATTCAAGATCATTCTTCTTACAATATTGCTCTACTAGCTTCTCACCAGCATCACCTTTTGCTCCAGATAATCCATACCTACCAGCTGAATTAGCATACCATGTCATTAAATATACTCCACACAGCCATCTTCAAAGATAAGATCTATCTCTTCATCAGTTAATTTACCAGATACAACTTCTACATCGCAAAGAGTATCACGATTTCCAAAGTACTGATCTACAGAAGCAACGATTTCCCCTTCTTTGATAACGTCAAAGCGAGCTACATATTCTTCAATGTCGCGGTTAAATGATAATTGCATAACTATTCTCCTTCATTTGATATAATAGTTATATACTCTTTTTGAAGTAAGTGCAACTGTTTTTTTCAGTTTTTAGGAACTTTTTTACAACTCTTCTAGAATACCTAGAATCTCTGCTACAATAAACAAAGCTCCGGACAGCATAAACTGTCCGAAGCAAAGTGAAATTCCAGCACCGATACGTACAACACTTTTAACAAGACTGATATAAAAATGTTTCTTACTTACGTCTACTGGTTCAGTCATCGTGGTGCAAACTCCTGTTGTAGTTTAACATTATCGAAGAACTCTTTCTTAACATCAGAGTTATGAAACTCTCCTCTGAGCACTGTTGTTTGAGTCAAAGAGCTATGCGCACCAATACCGCGATTCTCACAGCAACCATGAGTAGCTTGGATATAAACTGCTACGTTATCTGAGTCTGTTGCTTTCTGAATCTCTCGTACAATCTCATTACAAAGTTCTTCTTGTAGGGTTCCTCTACGAGCACACCACTGAGCAATACGAGTATACTTGGAAAGACCAATTACTTTCTCTCCTGGTATAATACCAATGTATGCTACTCCAGAGACTGGCTGGTGATGATGTGAGCACATCGATTTTAATTCACTACGTACAACCAGCATACCATCATACCTACTATCTCCAGAGTTAGGAAAAGCAGTTGCTTTAGGTGCTGGCTCATAACGCCCAGCCATGATTTCGTTGATGTACATTTTTGCTAATCTGCGACCTGTATCCATAGAGTTAGGATCTCGGTGACGGTCAATAAGGAGACTATCTAAGACTCCTTCGAACTTCTCTGTTGCTTCGTCAATGATTGCTTCTTTATCGCCATCCTGTAAGAAGGAAGAGATATTATCTCCAGCCCAATAGCGATGTCCTGCGTCTTCAAGACGCATCTTAATTTCTTCTGAAATAGTCATTTATTCTCCTAGTTATAGAGGGAGGCCTCTATGTTCCAATTGCGTTTCCAAATAAGTAGACATGCATTCTTCCAGCGACGTTATAGCCTCTTTCAAATGCCATCTTTGCTACATCTCCAGCCGTAGCGGACTGTTCTTCTTCTCGAGCACCGACAGGCATAATCCAAACAGGATAATCCACACCAGCATCTCTAAACATTGTAACGACTTCGTCAAGTTCTTGCCACTCTTCTTTTGTCTGTCCTACAACGAATTTTAATTGACCTGCTTTAGAAAGATCATAATACTCTTTTACTACCTCCGGTTTAATAGCTTTCTCTCTTTTCTCTCCTGCTACTGTCCATAGCTTAGGTGATACAGAGAAGAACGCTTCTGGTTTAAATAAAGGGGAACCAACGACCTCTTCAAACTCTTTAGATAGTTTTTGAGTACCATTAGTTTCCCAGGTGATGCTAGACGGTAAATTATTATTACAATAAAAATGAGTACCTCTCATAGGCCCGCCAGGCATTTCTACTAATGCATTATGTATATCTATAAAAGCATTCTGTGCATGACGCATCAAGGGCTCACCGCCTGTAATACATAGATGATTATGTTGTAGTGATAAAGGATGACGAAACCAACCTTCTGGATTATGTTCAGTCTTCATAATATCAACTAGCTTCTGAGCTAGCTCTGCACCTGTAGCTTGACCCATAAGATGCTTAAACTTCTTAGACCAAGTATATGATGAGTCACATCCTTTATCCCATACAGGTAGATCTTCTACTCTATCAACAGAGTGAGCATCAAAGTCTGCATAAGGCAACTCATATGTTTCAGGTTTAGTCGGAAACTTCTGACCAAAGCCATCGCATTGTAAGTTACATAAAAAGAATCTAATCCATGCTGTAGGTACACCTGTATATTGACCTTCTCCTTGAATAGAATGAAAGATCTCACTATAGGTGTATTTCTTATCCGCCATGAGTTTTCGCTTTCTCTACACTATATCCATTACCATTAGGAAGTTCAGTCCAGATAATAGTATCACCTGGCTTCCAGTTCATTGTATCTAAAAGATCATCTGGAAATTCGAGAAACAGCTCACCAGAGCTATCTGCTTGAACTTCTATAAACTTTTTATTAAGTATAGCTTTTACCATATCTAAGCCTCGTAAATAGCGCTGTTAGCTCCATGCTCTGCACACTCACATGAAACCACCCAGCACCGTCCATCAGTCATCTCATCTACAATCCATTGAGCTTTATTCCAAGCATGCTCTGCAAACTTCTCAACTCCAACACCATCTAAGATATTAAGCTCACATAAGCCTTTCTCTTCTAGCATATGAAAGTCAATAAGATGAGGATCATTTTTATCTAGTACAACTTTATGATCAAAGTTATCCTCTAACCATTTCTTAAGAGGTTTAAGACCACCAAAGTCTACTACCCAGTTTTTATTGTCAAGTTCGTTACAGCTAAACGTAAATTTAAATTGTAAGCTGTATCCATGTAAGAACCTACAGTGTGAATGATCAGCATGAGGTTGACGAAAGCATGCGCTCAGACCGATATTGTGACCGTAGGTTTTAGTGCTATAATAAGCCAAGTTGAAAGGTTCCTTCTAATTTTTTAATTCCATTTGCCCAGTTTTCTGCAGCATCCTCAACATATCCAATAGACTTGTTAGGGAAGTCTTCTTCAAAAAACTTAACATCATTATCGTCGAAATACTTAATAAAGGCAACTTCTTCTTTAAAGTCCATCCAGACTTCTGCATATCCTTTGCCTTGCTCTGAATGGTGAGTAGATATTTTTCTTTGACGACCATGCATGTTATTACTCCTCTATAAAGTTTGAGATGTTAGGGTATATCTTACTTATAGCCTCAGCTACAGATACAGCTAAGTCCATATGCTCCTTTTGTGTTCCATTAGCAGAACGTAGTTCAATATAATGAATCCAAGATCTAATTGTACCATTCACATACAATCTAGAAACTGTATTACCTTCTGGTAGTACAGCTCTGGCTTGCTCTTTAGCGATGCCGTTATCAATAGCCCACTCATAGGCTTTCATAGCAGCATTCCATACATTTCGTTGATGTTGTTCCCAAGCAATATGTAAGTTAGTATCATCTGTAATAACACTGTTCTGTCTATTCTTAGGATCTTGTAGACGAGCTTTACGAATAACTAACTCTCCATCTAAGTCACGAACATCTGCATATCGTTGTGAGAATTCTTGAAACGAAAACGATCTATGTCTTAGCAGCTGTCTGGCGATGTCTCGAGTTGTTGTAATTTCAATGCATGCGCTTGCCATTTCGAATGGGCTCCAGTGCTTATGCTTAATGAGGTACTCGAGGAGTTTGGGGGTCGTTTTAGTGTTAGCTTGGTTTGATGGATTGGAGACACGGGCGCAATAAGCGACGATGTCTTGGATGTTTTCGAGCCCCATGATGCCCGGTTCTCCTGAGTGGATATGACGAACGGGCTGGCTATAGGATATGAGACGCGCATCCATTAACCCTGTCCTCGCGACTTTTTATAAGATCGCTTCTTGTGTTTATTCATTGAGGACATCTTGATATTACCTTTACCAATACTTGTCTTCTTCTTGAAAGTGATACCTTTTTGGGCCATTATTTACTCCATTTTAAAATCTTTGAATCGTTCGTTTACTTGAGACTTATCGAATGCTGGTGAGTCATCTACGACTCCCTCTTCTGGATTGTCAGCATCAAATAGTCTCATCTTAGATCTGTCTACTCCTACTACGAAGCGTTTAAATCGTCCAGGATCGTTATATCTATTCTTAAGTTGCTTTACCATTATCTGACCTTGAGCTTCTAACTCTTCTGATGAGATAAGAGCAAACATCAAATCTGCCGTAGCGGGTAATCCAAAAGATTCAGACGTATCTTCAAGCCCAGGATCCGAGCTAGTAAAACCACTACGCGTCGTTTGCGTTGCAGAGACAATCGGTACGTCGAACTCAACTGCGAGTCCTCGTAACTCTTCAGCAATAGCTTTAATATAGGTATAGGAATTGATAGAGCCTCCCATTGCTTTCATACGAGCAGATGCGCAAATGTTTAGATAGTCAATAAAGATAATCTCTGGTACAAAGTTACGTTTTAGTTTAAGTTCGTTTAAGAGCGCTCTGAAGTGACTAGAATTAGCCGCGCCTGTTGGATATTCTTTAATAATAAGCTTACCATTAGTTTTAGCAGCAATATCATCTACCTTGCTTTTAAATATAGGCTTAGATATATTCTCAAGTTGATCAATAGGTATGTTCAATAGATTAGCATCGATGCGTTCAGCTATACGCTCTTCAGCCATCTCCATAGTAATATATAGGACATTTCGTCCTTGATTAAGAATGTTACCAGCCATATGACACATAAAAAGAGACTTACCTACTCCAGTACCTGCAAGCGCGATATTGAGAGTCTTATTAGGAATACCACCTTTTGTGATTCGGTTAAAGTATTCCAGATCAAAAGGTATTCGTTCTTCTTGCTCGTGATAGAATTCATAACGCTCTTCCACATTCTCGATATAGTCGTGACCTACAGACGAATCAAACGTAACAGCAAGAGCTTTCTGTAAGAGATCTGGTAGAGCGTTTTTAGTAAGCGTCTGATGCTTGCCATCAATAATGGAAATACTTTCCATAATAGCATTATGAATAGCTCTGTCTTGACACCATTTCTCTGTAGTATCTTCTAACCAAGACTTATCTGCTTTATCAGATTTGGTATCAAAGATATTAGGAAGCATCTCCATTGCTGCTGTATACTGATCGTCATTGTATCTATCACTTTGATCGATTTCAATCTTAAACGCATCGAGAGTAGGAAGCTTGTTATACTTAGCGACAAACTTACCAATCTCTACAAACAGCTGTCGAGTTACACCTTGGAAGTAGTCTGGTTTAATAAAGGGAAGCACCTTGCGCATGAACGGCTCATCAATAAGAAGATGTCGTAGCACAAGCTGCTCTAAGTTATTGCTCATTCTTTTCCATTTCGTTTAGGTTATTAATCATTACACTCTCTAGTATTTTACCTGCATACTTCTGTAATGGCAAGCTATTAGTTGATAAATCTTCATCTGGACTAGAATGAAGTGTAAGATCAAAACTAAGAACAGGAGAATCTTCTTCAATAGAAATCTTACCAAAGCTTATAACAGATTCAATAAACTCTCCTTCTTTGATACGGATATACCAATGATCGTTATCTCCAGGAATAAGTTCATACTGAACATTCTCTTCAAACATATTAGGTATTTTAACCATCTGCATCCTCTACAATTTCATCCATACTAACCAAAGACTGGTGACCAATACTATATTGCTTCTTTAAGAACTCTTTAAAATCTGTGTCATTAAAGATTGGATCCCAGAAGGGCTTACTAAGCGTGACATCGTACCGTACTTTAGGTCCCATCTCTCCAGTACTCTGATCAACCGTAGCATACCAGCCATTGGAAGGCTTAGTAACATAACCACCAGCAAGAGCACAATCGAGCAACCCTGAATACCTACGGACACCGCCATCCCAAGACACTGTAATAGGAATCTTTGACTTCTCTTTAACATAACGACTTTTCTCCACATTAATTACGAAATGATAACCTTGAATCTCTGTACCTTTTTTATCTTGCTGACGACCTAAGATCCAGATATTATCTGCACTATAGTAGATACCAGTACCTCCACCTACAATAGCTTTAGGAAACAATCCAATCTCTTGATAGGTATGGTTAACAGCAATCATAGGAATATTACGCATAGTGAGATAAGGAGTACACATACGGAATAGACCCTTAAGAGCCTTTGCACGTGACATATCTGCTACTGACTTCTCATTCTTAGCATCCTCTAGCTCTTTCTTAGAAGCAAGGTTACCAATAGAATCAATAACAATAATGACATGATCATCTCGCTCGATATTCTCAAGCTGAGAGATCAAGTCAAACTTAAGCTCTTCTACGTTTGCAATAGGAGTATGTAAGATACGAGAAGTATCAATACCGAATTGCTCAAAGTATGATTGAGGAGATCCGAACTCTGAATCGTAGAAGAGCATAACCGCTTCTGGATGACGCTTTAGATAAGCACCAGCCATTAGTAATGCAAATGAAGTTTTAAAATGCTTAGAAGGTCCAGCTAGGACTGTTAATCCAGGAGTTACTCCTCCATCTACTGAACCTGATAACGCTACATTAACCATAGGCACATCAGTAGGCGTCATATCTTTTTCTGTAAAGAACTTAGATTCAGACAGGATGTCCGTAGTCTTTATCTTCGAGTTCTTCTTTAGCTTGTCCATAATTGACATGTTGTTCTTTCTCTCTTTCATCCATTTCGTATTGTTGTCTATAACTATTGTTAATTATAGATACCTCCTTTAATAAAGTCAACTGTTTATTATAGTTTATAAAAGCTGATACATCTTTAGGGAAGCAAGCTCCTCCATACCCCTGTTTACCATCAAATCCTGGGACACGTGTATGGCTAGAACCAATACGGCTATCCATACCAATAGCCTTAATAATTGTTGCGAAATTGGCATTTGTATCTCCTACTGCATCGTACAGCTGATTAAAGAATGTAACCTTAGTGGCAAGAAAGCTATTGATTGTATACTTTACAAAGCTAGCCTCTTCTGCTGTCATATGTAAAACAGGACAAGGATTACAGAGACTATACTTTTCAAAAAGATGTTCTACTTTGTTTGTATACTCTCTATCACCACCTAAGATGTGAAATTGAGGATCAATAAACTGCTCGTTAGCTGACTTCTCTGTAAGAAACTCTGGGTTATATATTACATTCTTCCTATCCTTCCAGACCATAATAATATCAGGAGGGATAGTTGATTTAATTATAATAGGAGTAGTCTTAACTTGCTTTAGTCGTTGTAAAACTTTACCAACAATAGATGCATTAACACCACCGCTGTCACCCATTGGGGTTGGAACACAGACAAAAATAAAATCGAAACTACTAAAGTCAATACCAGCAATATCTGTTCCATATTTTGGATCTACTATTTCTTTTACTACATCTTGATGACTAAACCCATAATCAATAGCTTTACCTACAAAGCCGTGTCCAATAATTAATATCTTAGGCATCTTTTACTCTTGTCCTTAAATCAGTTGTTGAGAATCTATGATCTCGTTTGTTAAAGTATATCTCAATACCTCTTGCTGCACAAGTAGCTCGTCCAGTAAACTTACCATCCTTATACTCTTCTCCAATAATACGGATATCAAAATTGAATAGTTTAAGAATATCTTCTAGGTCTGTTTCGGTCTGATAAGGTATGATTTCATCTACATACTTAACACCTTGCAGCTGTGTCCAGCGTTCAACTAATGTTTGAACTGGTGCATTCTTTTCAGGCCTATCATAAGATGGATCAACCTGCAATCCACATACTAGATAATCACATTGCTCTTTAGCTTCTCGTAACATAGCAATATGACCAGCATGTAATAAATCAAAAGTAGAAGCTGTAAACCCTATTGTTCTCATTGTATGACTCCATGTTTATAAGCATACTCTAATGCATTATTAGCCTCTAGATCGAGCGGCCTTTTTTCATAAAGGTTAGCTGTCTCTCTATCAATCTGTCTTATCAACTCAACTATCTGACTAGACGTGATAGGGTATTGTTTCTCAATAGCATTAGCAGCAATAGAGATCATAAGCTTATAGATCATTCTATAGCGACCTGTACCATCAGTAAACGACATACTGATATATTCCTTAAGAAGCTTTTTATTGACGAAAGGACAATCGCGATAATTAGACCACACATATGAAGTATTATCTAGTTTACCTTTACGGTACTCTATAATCTGCTCACGCCATGCATCTGGTAATCGATCCATAAAGTTCTTAGACTCTTTACGCTCATCATAAGGCCAACGAGCTAAGAGATAGTTAACATCCAAAGGCTGACCGTTATTATGGAAGATAAAGTTGTTAGCACTACTGTAAGTTGCAGGGATGTAATACATGCGAGCGAGGTCTTTAGTCTGCGGATCTCCAATTTCCTCAAGCTCCTTGTTAAGGGCGTACCAGAAATGCTTGATTCGAGATTGCTCAATTTCAGCTCCAATGTTGAATACCAATCGGAACTTCGGTAAAGAATCACTGCTGCTAGCAGTAGAGTAACACACGTAATCATAATCACCGAAACGAGTACGTAACTCATCTTCTAGTACTCCATCAAACGCAATATCGTCAACATCAACAGCAGCCCAGCCAACCCAAGCCAATACATTCGCGTTACCCCTAGTAGTATTAGGTTTAAATACAGCTGGCGTAATAAGTTCAGCATCTTGCTTACCATTAAGTTCCCTTTCTGATAATTTATATAGGAAGTTCGTAAACGCAGGCCAAGACCCAAAGTCCATACGACGATGAGTCTTGTTATCATATACAAATCTATTCTCTTTATCCCACCATCTCGGAGACTTAAAGATTGTCATACTATACATTAGCCAAAGAAGTCCTCTAACGTTGCGGTAGGTTCTACTTCCCACTCAAGCGCGTCAAGTAGATGCTTGATAGGTTCAACAAAAGCCTTTTCATACTGCTTATTATAGTCGATAAACCGATGCAAGTCAAGCTCTTTAGGAAGATCGTTAGTATACCCAATAACATTCTCCTTTATAGGATTAGGAGTCTTAAGATAGCAGAACTTAATCTTCTCACCATTATTTACTAGCTCATACTTCTTATCTAAACCTTTCTCCTTAACATAATGATTATACAGCAACGCACCTCTTACGTGAATAGGACAAGCTTTGCGATAAATAGTCTTAGGATCAGCCCAAGTAATACCATTCTTAACTATATTACAGCCTCTAGGAAACGATACAGACTCTGGAGGAAGCTGCTTCCATTCCTTCTTGAAGTCAGCGATAAACCTTTGAGTAGCAGTCTCACCTTCGTCAATAATAACTTTAAATATCTTCTTGAACTTATCCCGACAGACTTGAGGAGTAGAAGAGCGTACAGCATCTACGCCCATCATCTTCATCTTAGGTTCGGCATACTGCACACCTTCGTTATTATGAACGTTTAGGATATATCGCTTCTTAGCAATCCATACACCTCGATTAGCTATAACTTCTCGAGCCATCTCCATACGGTTTTCCATAACGTTCATCTTCTTGGCAAGTACAGCGTATGACTTCTCAAGTACCTTTTCGAAATGCTCACGGCATATCTTATCTAAGAACTGTACTGGATCTTTAGGATTAAACTTCTTAACTAGCTTATCCATATTTACATACAAAGAGTCAGTATCGATAGCAATCACATAGTCTTTACCAAGAGTATCCAGAGCAGTATTCATCTCTTTATTGATAGCTTCTTCGGCCCAGCGAATAGATAGCTGACCTGAAGTAGTAATAGCTTCTGCAACGTGATTATTAAAGTAACGGAAATGCTTATTACCTAGAGCACCATACAAAGAGTTCATAAGAATCTTAATAGACATCTGTTGATTCTCTAAGATAGTCATCTTATTCTCTAGACGTTTAGTAGGAGTAGTCTGATATTCTTGTTGAGCTTCAAGCATTGCTTTCTTAATAACTCTACGCTCATCATAATACTGCTTAATGATAGCAGGAATAATACCGACTTGATCTTTACTAAACCTAACCCCAGAAGCAGCCATAGTAGTACCTTCTGGTATTTCTATCTCATCACTACCCAGAAGCTTATCTACAGGTTCCAGTCCTAGATGCTCTTTACCAGGCAATACAGTCTCTGGACTCATATTATACTGAACAATAATCATAGGATAGAGAGAGTTAAGGTCAAAAGATACTACCCAGTCATGCATACCAGTCTGAGGCTCTTTAACATACGCTCCAGGATAAGGAACCTTCTCTTTACTGAACTTAGGAGGACAGGCTATTTGTTGTTTAAATAGCAAACGATATAGAATAGAGTCCCAGATCTGCACAGTGCCAAAAGTCTCTGAATAGTTAACCCCGCCTCTATAAGCCATAGTCATAGCAAGCGTAATTAAGCCCATCTTCTCTTCTAGACGATCCACAATCTGCACATCTTTAATATTATAGTCAATGAACTTCTGAAAGTCATGCTTATAGAGAGTATGCAGAGAACCATGCTCATCATAGGAGAGCTTACGCTCTCCCAGGACTACATGTGCTATATGATCTAGCTTATATGATTCTTGCATACCATAAGTATAACCAAACTTAGTAAACAAGTCATAGTAATCTAGCTGTTGAATACCAGCCATCTCGTAAGCAATTACTTCTCCACGAGCCATCATAATATTACGTTGATCTACCATACCCCATGGAGAGAACTTCTTATAGACATCACCACCTATAATATTTTTTACTCGGCGGATAAGATAAGGAAAATCAAATAGACGAGTATTCCAACCAGTAACAACATCCGGACACCAGCGAGGATCGTGCCAATATGATAACCAAGAGAGTAAGAGATCGATTTCATCTTTGCACTTGATATATTGGATAGCGTCAATGCCTTCAACTTCGCAATTGTCTGGCTCATAATCATATAGTCCCCATACTCGGTAAATACCATCTATATTATTCTTCATAGTAATAGAGATAACTGGATGGGCAGCTTGCTCTACAAAAGGGAAACCATCATCAGAAGCTACCTCAATATCGATGGTAGTAACGTTTACTTTATCTCGTTCGAACTTAGGAGCTTCTGGAAAGCGATCGTTAATAAACTGAGTAACATAGTTAGTAGTACCATATACAGTAAAGTTATCTACACCTTCGTATTGCTTAATAAAATCACGAGCATCGCGCATAGTATCAAACGTCTTAGGCATCACAGGTTGATTCTGTAGATTAAACCATCCTGTCTCATGAGAGGAGTTTACAAATAGAGTAGGCATGAAGGGTACCTTCTTAGCTACTCGTTCACCATTCTCTACTCCACGGTAAAGAATATTATTTCCATAACGATTTACACTTGTATAAAAATTCATAAGATCTCCTATCAAACTCTATTATAGTATAAAAAGAAGAAAGAGGCAACTAATGCCTCTTAATATTTTTACCGTCAATGTGGTGAGTACCAGAATTATGTAACGCCCATCGAAAACTATCCCACATATCCCAACCGTCAGATCTAAGTTTGGCATACCACAGTATAAATCTTTTATATCGTTGGATCATACTGTTCTCTATTATAGTTCAGCCAGTAAAGCCTTTAGTTTTTTCTTTGACTTACCTTTTACTTTAGCTTTTGATATATCGTTGTTTCCATCACCTACTACAACAATAGCAATCATACCCATAGTTTTATGCGGTGTACATTGGTATAGATATACTCCTGGAGTGTCAAAGGTAATAGAAACTTCTTTGCCAAGTTTTGATTTCTTTGGTGCTTTCCATCCATCAGGTCCAGCAATAAACTC